CCCTTGGGCCCGGCTCAATCGCACCGGGCATAATAGCCCTCTTTGATCTGCTTTTGTCCAGCCTCCGTGTCCCCATAGGGCGGTCCGCGCAATGGGCTTCCCACCCCCTTCGTCGCCGAGCCGGTTCGTCCCGTAACCGCCTCCAGCGCTTCGGCCGCGCCGGCGCCGCGAAGCAAGGTCTCAAGGGGAAGGCCTAAGGCCCGACCGGTCGCGCCATAATTGCGGTTTCCGGCAGGCTCGCCCAACCGGCCGGCCCACCGTCCGCCCGGCGCCACATTGCTCAGCCAATCGGCCAACATGTCGCGCCCGGGCTGGCCAGGATCGCCGCGCACGATCTCGGCGCTGTGGCTCATCATATCCATAGCGGCGTGTATCCCGCGTACGTTCTCCCGAATGGTGCCTCCGCCCGGCAGCGGAGCATCGCAAAAGCCTGCGTTGATTATATGCGAGACGCCGTCGGCGATTGCCTGCTGCTGAGCATTTGGCCGATAAAGCCGGCTCCCGAACATGCCTCCCTTGGGCTGGCGCATCCACGCGGTCTGCGGGAACAGGCTGGTCAAATCCATACCCGTCGCATTCGCCAGCCTCGGGTCGGACGGGGCTGTGCCCGAGCCGTTGCCCGGATCGCGCAAAAGGATGCTCATAATTCCTCCTCAGAGTGCGTCCTCACACCACCGCCCCGCTGGCATCCTTCCAAACCCCACTCGCATGCCGCCAGATCGGCTTGCCGAGCGTGGTGTCGTAATACATCTGCCCGGTGACGGCCTTGACCGGTCGCTCGGCGGTCGGCCCGCACCCTGCCAGCCGCCGCATCAGGCGATTGGCGGCGTCGCGGGCCTTGCGGTTCCACTCGGCCTGGCTCGGCTCATTGTCCTTGATCAGCACGCTCATGGCCGCCCTCCCGCCACCGCATCCGCGTCATAGCCCTTCGCATAGGTCCAGCGCGTCCCTGCCGGGATGCTGAGCGTGACCCGCGCCAGGTTCCAATTCTCGCGGCATCGGAACGCACCGTTCGCCCGCGCCTGCGGGTAGCGTGTCTCGGTCATCGCATCGCCCGGCCGGTTCGCGCCCGCGATCGTCACGCTCGTCCCGGCGGCATCCGTCAGGGGCCTGATGCTGCGGATCCGGCTGCGCGCCCCCGGCGCCAGTTCGCGCGCCGCATCGGCAATCGTTGCCGCGATCGGCGGTCCGGATAATGTGCCCAGCCGGTGGGCGCCGTCGAACAGCATGATGCCCGGCACGCCGCCGCGCAACGCGGCGCCGTCGAGCCCCAGCCCGTCGGTATCGATCGACGGATACACCGTATCCAGATCGTCCACGCTCGACGACAGCGACAGCGCGGAAAACAGATATTCGCTGGTCAGCGTCGCCGTCGTCCAGCGCCCTTCCGCATAATTATAGAGGAAGACGCTCGTCGCCGGGTCCGCCGACGGCACCGCGACGATGTACAGCGCGCGCGTCGGGTCCACCGTCGCGCTCATCGCCCCATAATAGCCGCGGTCGATCAGCGATCGGAACGTCCGGTCGACCTTCTCATCGCCGATCGCCTGCACGCTCACCCCGTCGCACGTCATGAAGCCGCGGTTCGACCAGAAGAAGCTCGTCTTCCCCCAGCTCGCCAGGCTCTTGGGCGCGGCGCAGCCGGCGTTGGTGACGATTTCGTCGAACTGCCACACCGTGTCATCGGCGGTATAGGTCATGCGCAGGATCCGGTCTTCCTGGAACACCAGCCCATATTCGCCGCCGACAATGCCGGTGACGTCGCCGCCGCCCGCCATGTCATACTGCCCCGCTTCCGATGCGCTTCCCGGGGTCCAGCTCGCCGAATTGCCATTGTCGGACCAGGCGACGCGCAGCCCGCTGCCGCCGGCATAGCCCGCCACCACGAAACCGCGCACGACGCCCAGATAGCGCGCCGTCGGCGGGCTCCCGCCCAGGTTGGTCATCGCGCCCGGCGATGCGGGGTCGAACCTTTTGATCGGGTCGGTGCCGTTGGTCGCCAGCATGAACGCTCCATAGGGGCAGAAGCGCACGCCTACGTCCAGGCTCCCCGCCAGCCCGCTCGCCACGATGCCATAGCCGCTCGTCGAATAGCTATAGATGGCGCTGGTCGTCGCCGCAAACAGGAAGGACGCAGCGGCAGGGCGATAGCCGCCCGCGCCGATGCAGCGCGTCGCCAACGTACCGTTCTTCATCGGCGCGAACCCCGCGACCGGCGCATAGCCGCCGGCGATCGCCACCACCCCATCCGCCTTGCTCAGGCCCTCGCTCGCAACCGGCGGCTGGTCGGGCAGCCAATCCCCGAACAGGATCCGCGTCATGGCGTCACCGATTGGGTCAGAATGCCCTTCAGCCGCATATTGCCCGATGCGTCGATCGACGCGACATTCACCCCGCCGATCGCGAAATAATATTTGTTCGCGGCGCGGTCGTAGCTGATCGTGTCGCCGCTATCGAAGGCGATCGTCGGCTTGCCGGAGACGATCTGCGCGAGGAAGTTCGCGTCGCCCACCGTCAGGGCGTTGCTGACCTGCAGCCCGCCTCCGCCCAGCGTCATCTGGACCGCGCTGCCGATCGTCCACACGAACGTGTCGCCCGAACGGCTATAGTAGAAGGCGTCGTTGGTATCGAAATCGATCAGGCCGTCGGTGCCGTTGAACCGCAGCCCAAAGCGCATCGCCGGATCGGGCGAGACGATCCCACCCTCGAAATAATGGCCCGCGCCGATGTCCGATCCATAATGCATCGGCCCGCTTTCGACGTTGAAGCCGATGAAACCATTGCGGGTGCCGTCCAATTTCTGGAATTGGACTATTCCGGTATAGCCCGCGACGCCTGAGCCTAAGATTTGTACTCCGCCGCCCAGTCCGTTTGAGGCCGGTGCCAAAATAATTGGAGCTTGGAGCACGTCAGTAACCGTCACGGCGCCCCAAATTTTTGTGCGGTTTACACTGAGTTCAATGGATGATGAACCACCAGCAGTGATGACAACGGAGCTAACTGTTGCGTCGATACCTCCGAGGTAAAATACGTCACCCGAGTTGACCCCTGCGATCCGTGTAGTGACGCCGTCTCGCCTTTTCGCAGATAGGAAATTGTTGTTCTCCATAGTGGCAGCCAGCGGCGTCACCCGCTCAAGATTGGCCACCCTCGTTCCCAGGGACTGGAACGTCGCGGACGTGCTGAGACGCTGGCTCATCAGCCATCCACCAGATAGTTGCCGGTGCCGTCTTCCGGACCGCCGCTGTTCGATCCCAGGCCGGAACAGTCGGTCACCGTCGCGCGCATCCGGATCGGGCCGCCGGCATGACGGGCCCGATAGCCCGCGTCGTTCACCTCGGTGATCAGCTCGTCATACCAGGTCTTCAGCAACGGCAGGCGCGCGTCGTTCCAGCCGCGGAATTCGGCCATCGCCAGCGCGGCCGCCATATAAAGGTCGGGATGCCTGGCCAGCAGCCAGTTGCTCGGCCTCGCGTCGGACAAAGCCGGAATCGCCTGCTTGTAGACCAGCCTGATCGTGTAGGCCGCATCCGGCGACGGCGCGATCAGCAGCGATGATCCGCTGATCGCATAGACCTGCGGCTGACCAACCCTGCTCGACGGATAAAGCATCCGCAATGTCGCAAGCGACGTCGGCTCCAACGCAGCCCGGGACGAGATATCGATCGTGCACTCCCGCACCTCCCGAAAATCCTGCGGCAGGTCGATCGTCGGCACGCTCGCGTCCAGCGTCGTCGTCACCTCCATTTCCGGCACGTTCAGCAGCCGCGTCAGTCGCCGCTCGGCAAGTCCGATGCACTCGGCCGGATTGATGTTTGCGGCGCTGTCGTCGAGCCATGCAAGCAGGCACGATTGCAGCTCCGCATAGGTTTGCGGTTCGCCCATTGGGGGCTCCTTTTGTTGAGTGACGTCAAATCGGCGAAAGCCGAAGCTCAGGGAGCGGCGGAGCTTCGGCTCCAGCTCTGTGGGCGCACGCGCGCCGCCCATGATGCGACGCTAAGCCGCTATCAGGCTGCCATTTCGGGGCGGGCAGTCACGGCCGAAGGGCGCGCGCCGGGCTAGAGAATGATGTTCTTCACTTTGCACCAGCGGTAATCGCTGGAGTTGAGCAGCTTCTTCACCGCGTCGGAATGGTCGGGATTCCAGGCATTCACGCCGAACCGCGTCAGCCATTCGAACATCACGCTCGTTGGAATGGAGGCCGCGTGCCACATTTCGCTGCGGCGATCGAAGTCCTCATTCTGAAGATCTCTGTTGCGGTCGACTACCGCGCCATCCGCGATTTCGGTTCTCACCAACAGGCTATCGTCGTCTTCGCCCGACGCGATGAACTTCCGCACGCCGCGCGCGGCGTCATGGTGGATAAGCTGCCAGTCAGGCATGTGCCCTCCCTTAGATTTTATATAGTTCGCTTGGCATCGGCCGTTCGGTAGGCGCCGTTAAAGATCATCTCACCTTTTGTTGGCGAAATATTTGGTCGTTAAGCAGTCTAATATACTCATAGCGCGCGCGGCCATCACCGTAGGGGCCGCGTACCCAAGTGACGGCGACATTTTGGTAAGGTTCATAAACAAGAGATTGTTCATTCAACAATGTATAGCTCAGGGCCAAAGCGGACCCAATCGCCGCCAGCCCAATAGCCTGGACTCTCGTTTCGAACGTGGCAAGTTCCACGCAATAGACTCTGCATATTGCTATTGCCTCAAGGGGAAAGCAGACAAGCATAAATCTATTCCAAAGAATAGGGAGCGGTGCAAATAGCGAGTGAAGTATTATTATCAAGAATGCGGAGGCAAGGGCTGCGGTGATAATGTACTCATCGTCTGCTTTCTTCCTTTGGACGAGCCATATAAAGAAGAGGTGCCAAAGTACCAAGGCTGCTGAAAGAGGTGAGATATTAGCCCCGGCGAAACTGGAATATACCTGTAGCTTGTCAGCGACGAACCCTGCCCCAGCCGCAGCGGCTACGAGGTCGGCGATTGAAACGAACAGGTTGTTGCCGGCAGTCGACAAGGCAAATCCGGCAAAGGCTGCCACTGCCGCAGCGCGCAGTGTTGGCCGCCACAAACGACCCAGCTCAATCAGTACGAAGATCGCCGAAAAGGTGTGAAATGAGAGGGCAATTGCCGACCAGAGCGAAGCTCTCGCCCAACGCCGATCATTCAAATCGATGATTGCCAGGTATACAAAGGCGACGGACAGCGTTTGGCGCATCGTCGCCAGCGGGCCGGGCAGAAAAAGGAAGCCGTAATACCAAAGTAAAACGACGCCTATGAGAGGCGAAAAGCGCGCTGTAAGGCGCCCAAGCGCCCAAATACTGAAAACCCCAGAAAGAAAAATCATTACCTGGAAGCCGGCGCCAAGTGTCCGCAGGATCCGGGTTAGAATCTCGTATCCGGGCTCAACGGTGAGAGTGGTGATCGAGACATAGATATCTGTCGCACCAAGTGGCGGGGTCAGCAGGAAATGTCGTTCGTAGTCGGCCCAGTCAAAACCAGTTTCGTATCTGAGCCCTGCCATGAGCGCGAGTATCCCCACGCATGCGTAACCGGGCCAGCGTAACTGCGTTCGCCCTTCGATCAGAGCCAGCGCCAGCAGCACTGCGAACACGACGAAATACCAGAACATCGATCCTCCCTGTCGTGCGGTAACACATCAGGGACACCGCGCAACCAGCTGGCACGCAGCGCCTTTTCGGCGCCCCTGCCTATGTGCAGTATGTTGGACCGAAAATCCTCGCGCCCAATCCCTGAGCACAAAGCTGCGGGTCGCTAGAAGCTGTATCCGGCCCTCGTGGCGCTGAGTGGACCGCACTTTGGATGTAATACAGCGCCAAAGCAAGTTGACGGAAAGGGGAGGACAAAAGGCCGAGCGCGGCCCACCGCCAGATCGTGGTTTTCTACATTCAGCCGAAGCTGATCCCCCTCCCGCGCCGCCTAAGCACTGCCCCCAGCGCTCCGAAGCCCATCAGCATCGTCGCCCAGCTTGCCGCTCGGGAACAGCGCCGTGGGATCGGGCGTCCGCAACCGGCCGGGTGACCATATTGTCCAGCTGAAACAGCCCGAACGCCGTGGTCAATGAGGTCATCGAGAACGAGGATACGGCAATGCCATCGAAGTGGAAGCTTTCCCAACCCGGCGCCCCGTCGATCGTCACGGTGCGGGTTACGCTGCTGCCTCCGGCGAGGTTGAACGTGAACAGCACGTCGCCCCC